AGGATCAGGTTGCCAATGAAATCATAGTCGACACGCAGCCTTTACGACCAGCAAGCGCAGCGGAGGAAGTCTACAGAAGCAATGATCCAATCATGATACCGGCCAGCAGCACAAAGGCAATCACTGCTTTTTACAACAAAACGCCGGTTATCGAGGCCATTGCAAGCCTTGACAACCCGCCGACCGGGGTGAGCATAACGGAGGCTGCATATTACGGCTGGGGGGCAAGTGTGAAAATCCAGAATACTAATGCCACGGAGCAGCAGGCGACATTGATTATCCAGGGGAAACCTCTCACAGTACAGAACAAAGAACGTGCCATAGCAAGGGATGATGCATCCATCCTGGAAATCGGAGTGTTGCGTTTTGAATTCCCAGCGAATCCCCTTGTGCAGAAGCTAGATCAGGCGCAAGCAATAGCAGATGCTCTGCTGGCAAGCGTCAAGGAGCCGAGAAGGGATATTGAAGTTGACTGGAGAGGCAATCCGGCACTGCTTTTGGGTGACCGAGTGACCGTTAAGGGCAAGGACTATCACGTGATTAGGCAGGAGATAAGCTGGGCTGGATATATACAAGCAAGATTAACAGGAAGAAAAGCAGAGTGAGGTGATATATATGGCATGGGAAAATCCAGTTACTACATGGGGTCAGGCTGGGAAGACAGTGCCGGTAGCAGGCGATTTCAATAGGATTGAAGGAAATACACAATATCTCAAGGATGAAGTTGATTCGCATAAGGCCGAAGATGCATCAACTACTGCAAAGGGTCATGTGCAGTTAAGCAGTAGCACATCAAGCACAAGCACAAGTTTAGCGGCAACTGCGAGTGCAGTTAGCACCGTAAACAACAGCCTGAACAACCATATATCCTCAAAAAGTGTGCATGGGCTAAAGGATACCACAGTTGCAATTGGAGCAGGGAGTTCTGCACCTTCATACTCATCCGTCGCGGTGGGGGAAGATGCTAAGGCACTAGGGGGTCATTCCCTGGCCCTTGGCCCCAAGGCCGAGGTTCCTGACTATTACATCGGTTCGATAGCAATTGGTTGGAATGCCTCTGCTCAAAACAACTATTCAATGGCACTCGGGGTCAATACCGAGACATCCTCCTCCGAAGCGACAGCAATAGGCTTTGGGGCTTTGGCTAATAATACCTTTGATGTTGTTTTGGGGCATAATGGTAACAATGTTAAAGTGCCAGGCAATTTCAGAGTTTCAGGCACAAAAAACTTTGAAATACCGCATCCCAAACCCGAAAAAAAGGCAACACACATAATTAGACACGGTGCAGTAGAATCCCCTACTCCAGGCGATACTCTCTATAGGTGGAAAGTACAAGCCACAAAAGACAATGACTTAGTTACAATAGACTTGCCTGATTACTTCATATACTTGAACAAAGACGTTCAAATATGGGTAACAGGGCAAGGACATTTTGGAAATGGATATGGCGAACTAAACGAAGAAACAGAACAACTAGAAATTCATTGCCAATTTGAAGGTGAGTACAATGTTTTGGTTATAGGCACGAGGAATGATGACCACCAATCAGTACAAGATTGGAATATTAAAGGTGTAGAACGTGAAATTGGTGAGAGTTGGACAGGCGAAACCTATGCCTTTAGTGTTGATGAAATTATTGAGGTTGAGGAAATTAAGGAGGTGGTCTAATGAACATCATCATTAAGTCAAGTGCTATTCAATTCAAGAACCCGCAAATCGGGCAACCGACGAGGGCGGTAGAGGAACATTATAACGGTAGGCGAATTACAGCTTTAGTTGACGGAGAAGAACAGCTATTTAGATTTAAAAAAGATGAATTAGCTTTTATTGTAGATGAAGAAGAAATGATATTAGCAATTGAACAAAGATTAAACGAAACTAAATAGTGTCGCTATTGGCCGTTAATGTGAAGCAAGTGTAATTAAAAAAGACGCCATTAAGGCGTTATTTTATGCCCAGGTGCCGCACTATGGCGCCTGGGCAGTTCTATGGAGGTTGGAATATGTCAGAACAGGATATTGCTAGGCTTCAAGAACAAATCAAAACACTATTCGGGGACGTCAATGAATTGAAAGAAAATGTAAAAGAAATCAAACAACAGCTTGCCAACCGGTTGCCACTTTGGGCGACAATGCTCATATCGGCACTGACTGGTGTAATAGGGTGGTTGATACGATGAAAGTCATACAAAATCTAGTGCAAAACGGGTGACGCGACTGGTGGTTTATCCAGGGAAATTACCCTTGCTACGGGTGTTGATTATTTAATATTTGGTCATTTTGGGGGGTACTTTAGTGCTATCTACTCTAATTCCCGCTACGTTGGGAAAGTTGTAGACGGAGTGCTGACAGAGATAGTTGCGAGCAATGCAAGCGGGTCAAAATCAGGAAATAAAGTTACGGTTACTCTAAATAGCAGTGTCAGAGGTAGCTATATGGTGTGTGCCATTCCAATTAAATTTAACTAGTAGAATAAAAGGAAGCTATAGGCAGGCTACTATATGTCTTAGCCGTAATGCGAGGTGAACATATGGAATACATAAAAAAGATCTTTGAAGATAAAATTCTTGTTGCGCTGGGCGCAATTTGGGCCTTTATCTATCAGCTATGTTTCCCAGATTCCTCTTATGCGGTCGGAGCGTTGGCCGTCCTCGGCATTATTGCGCTTGATTTGCTGACAAAGCTATTCGCCCTGTCTCGACAGTCGGGAGGGATGATGACGGCGATTCGGGAGCACTGCATTAATAGTAAAAGTCTTGCCCGCGGCACTTTGGATAAATTGGTGGTTTTTGTCGTCATGCTGATTATTTGCGGGCTGGCCTACAGGATTTCACCAATTAGCGATATTGCAGTGTGGTTTACACAGATGGTCTACGCGGTAATGTTTTTCAGGGACTTGTTATCTATCATCGAAAATCTTAATGATGCAGGGATCGACACGGGGGCGTTTAAGCGGATCATCAAGAGGAAGGAAAAGGAAGTACTGGGAGATTATGAAGAGGAGGTTGGCGATAAGTGATTGATTTGACACCTCTAGTAAATGCTTTTATTGTCTTATTGGGAGCCGTGATCACAGCTTTTTTAGTGCCTTATATTAAGCGCAAAATCAATGAGGCGCAGCTTAACGAGCTTGCAAAATGGGTCGAGGTCGCGGTTAAAGCAGCCGAGCAAATAATCAAGGGAACGAAAGTCGGACAGGAACGTAAAGAGTGGGTACTGGCTTATCTGCGTGACAGAGGCTTTGATTTAGATGACGAGGAAGTTGCCGCTCAGGTTGACGCTCTCATTGAAGCCTTTGTGCTGGGACTGAAACAAAATGCAAATACGTAAGCTATTACTGACAAAGAATGATTGCTACAAGCGTGGGCGCTATATAGTGCCAAAGGGTATTATGATCCATAGCACCGGTGCGAACAATCCTAACCTGGCCAGGTATCTGCCTGATGATGGACTGATTGGTCCGAATCGATATAACAATCACTGGAACATGTCCGGTGTTGGAGCTTGTGTCCACGCATTTATTGGCAAAGACAAAAACGGAGAGGTCCAGGTATATCAGACGCTGCCGTGGACTATGCGGGGCTGGCACTGTGGCCGCTCCGGTAATGACACACACATATCATTTGAGATCTGTGAGGATAATCTCAAGGATCCGGTTTATTTCGGTAAGATTTATGCTGCCGCTGTGGAGCTCTGTGTGAAGCTGTGCCGTGAGTTTAACCTACCCCCTGAAAGTATATGCGATCATGCCGAAGGACATCAGCTGGGCATAGCCAGCAACCACGGAGACGTGTCTCACTGGCTACCAAAGCACGGCAAGAGCATGGACACATTACGAGCAGATGTAAAGAAAATATTGGAGGGCGATAAAATGGACAACAAGCCTGCAACCTGGGCTAAAGAAGCCGTCGATTGGGCAGTTAAGTCTGGAATCCTTAAAGGTGATGAAAAGGGTGACTTAAAGCTAAGTTCCCCTTGCACTCGCCAAGAGATGGTCGTTTTTCTACATAGATTATTTAAGCTTAAAAAATAGAATTGCGGTGGTACTTCTTCGGAATCCACCTGAGCGAGCTGTTGCGACGGCTTGCTGTATAACACAAGCACCCCTGGGATAATTCCTGGGGGTGCTTTTCGTCGTTTTGTACAAGTTTGAGGGCTAAACCTTGTGCAGTATTAAAGTAAAATCTTTTATAAATGTGTTGACTTTGTGTACACATATGGTATACTAGAGACAGCTAAAGAGAGACACACAAATTACCGACCCCGCCGGAGGCATTGTATCCGGCAGAAAGGAGTACGACATGCTATATATTTATTACAAAGATGAAACCGGAACATATCTGATCGAGGAAATCATGACTAATCGCAGTATCACCGTAGATGAAGCACTGGAAATCGCAGA